ACGAGCGGCAAAATTGCGTTTCGCATCTTGCTCTGTAAAATTATCTAGGTATCTTTGGATTTCAGTGAGCTGTAATTCAAACCCTACTAGCTCATCAGGATCAAGAGGCTCCATCCTGACTATTCCTGTTTTTTTTGCTTTGAGATCTAAATCAAATTTCAAGAAAAGAAACTCACTAGTTCTATTAGCATAATCTGGAAATAAATCCCTTACCGCTAAACTATACATTAAATCTTGCAGGTTATCCGTATGGTCTTTCCCTTTAAATACGTCTTTGCTAGTTTTGAAATCTCTAATTAACGCAAATTTTTGATCTTTGTAAAGGAATAGTTTATCTATAAAACCTCTAATCCTGTAACTAATCTTCCCGTCATTCTTGATTATATCGAAATCTTTCTCTGAATATTCTTCAGTTGGCTCAGAGAGATCTCCTCCAAAGAAATCATATGAGAGACCATTAAAAATCATCTCTTTCATCATTTGGATGTTCTCCGCATCATCCACGCCCTCTTTCTCCGCGTGTTTAAAAATTAAACGTTTAATAGAAGACACAGAGAAAACATCTTGCGTTTCTATGATCTTATCAAAGTAAACTTTTCTTTTGGGAACACCCAAAACTTCGAAGACTAAATGGCATATAGAGCCTCTTCTGGCTCCGTCATTACTGTTTTCAGGAAGGCCCAGCTTGTATTTAGACCAATAAAGCCAAGAACAAGATTGAGCTGTTTTAATTCTACTCGCTGATAACGGAGATTGAGGTTCAGTCATTACTTAGTAGTGAAGTCGTTTTTAATTCTTTTTTTGTAAAACACGATGGGCTGTTTTTAACAAAATTGCAAATGTATTTTAATTGAGCATCTTGGTCCACTGGCTTTTCCAACCAATATCTCTTAATGTCACAATTATCTAAATGTGCATCACCGAAATCATTATAAGGCTTAGGCGGGAATTTTACACTTAAACTACCTAAGTCGAAGTAGCTCGATAATTTAATATAGCTTTTAACCGCCGCGATAAGCCCTCTATTTTCCCGACTAGCCGAATCATTATTTGTAGAAATGCATATATCGACAACAGACCTACCGCTAAGATAATTGATAATGTTAGCGTTAACAGATAAACCAAAAAGGACCAAAACATTTCTAATACCGTGTTCATAAAGCGCCAATGCATCACCTATACTTTCTACTAAAATTACCTGCTTTTTCAATTCTATTTCTTTATCGACATCCGTCTCGCTATTGAAAGCTGGGTAAACCCAATTGTTTCTCTTGCCTATATGCTTCCATTTGGGGTAATCATTGTCGTCATCGACCTTTCTCCCTGAGAACCCAATTATTTGATTATGCTCATTATAAACAGGAAATACCATCCTCCTATACATCTTACCAACTCCAGCCAACCCTACTTGGAAAGATCTTTGGGTTTTTTCTGAAATGTCTTTTTTCTTATAGAAATTATAGTTTGGGAACAACTTGTCTAAGCATGATTCTGGGTATATCTTTTCCATTTGGATTTTTTCATTAGGCTGGTAAACAGATACTGTATCTGTGTATGAATTCTCTAGAATAGACTCTGTTTCTTTTTTATCTTTTGTAGTTAAGTCTATAAGAGCTTCGAAAGGCTTGCTCCCTCTATTCTCTACAAAATCCATCCATACTCCAGTATTCTTGTAGATTTTTAATGCAGTTTTATTATCTCCATCTCTGTATAAAGCTTGCGCTCTCCAATGATCTCCACAGTCAATGAGGGTGTAGCCTATCGACTCTAGAATCCCTTGGAAGTCTTCAGAATTGATCGAAGTCTGGGATTTCTTCTTGGTGTTCATTTGTATCTAGCTCCTCTTCTCCGTTCAATGCTCTAGCGATATCTCTCAAATCGCCCCTCTCTGTAATATTAAAATTGTTAAAATTCAAATTAATAGCATTCTTTCTCAAAGTATCGCCAATACTTACGGGTTCTATCGCACCTGCTATGTCCCTACCAAGATGTCGAGCTTTTACATTGATGAGCTTATGACTGCCAAACCGTTCCCCTTCGCTCTCTACTTCATCCCCAGTCTTACTCCTCAAGATAAACATGTGAGAACAAAACTGAGTAATCCTGTCAGACAAAGAAACAATAGATTCATCATCCACAACATTCTGAGAGTTTCTGTTGTTGGTGATACCATATCTATTTGACTGCACAGAGGTGATCATTGGGATCACTGGGTTACCTTCGTGTAAGATCTCTTTTTGGACACACTTTTTAAACTTATCGACCATCTCCCCAACGACTTGCCACTCAGACTTATTGCCACCGCTTTCAGAGGTTGTCTTAATGTAATCAAAAGAAAAGACCATCTGATTCCCTCTCCCCACCTTCGCATAGTAAAACCTTTTTAGGGTATTAACCATAGAGTCAACATCCATCCCACCCACATTGTAGTAATAAAATTTTAAATTTCTTATTTTTGGCCAAACAGACCTGACCTTCTCTACTATATCCTCACCCGCGTTTCGCCATTTACCGCTTTCTAATAAGTGCATAGCGACTCCTGATAAAGCAGCGCATTGACGCATAATCAATTCCTCTTTGCTCATCTCACCATTATCAAAGTGCAGAACTGGGACATCATATTTAAGGCTAACTTTGGTAGAGTAATCCATGCAAAATTGAGTCTTACCCACTCCAGATCGAGCCACAATCACGGTAATGTTACCCGCCCTTAACAAGGAACCATAGATCTCATTAATCTTCTCATGCGGCCCCATCATGCCGAATTCAGTGACTGGATTATTACCTCTCTCCTCCACTAGAGCTTCCATCTCCTCATAGATGTTCTCTGGCGTGTCATTGCCTATCTCATAGAGGTTTATACGCGAATTGTATACATTGTCAGCCAACTCTATGATCTCCCTGTAGGAGGATTCTGGAGCGATGTTCTTCATCTTCCTAGCTATCTCCTGAGAAGACTCAAGGATCTCCCTCCGTATAGTATACTTCTTTAACTCCTTCGCCGTCTTTAAGATGTTGCCTTCTGGGACTTTCCTAAGAGACAGAGATTTAATGTAATCCGAAGGATTTAAATTGTCTTCAAATGACAGCCCGATATCATTAACCCTTTGAGCTATAATAACTTCGTCTATCTCATCTCCAGCATCAATAGCTTGTCGGATGATGCGGAAAATAGCAGAATGGAGAGAGCTTTGCTTGGAATAGAAATCTGAATTACTTATAAAGTTAGATATCTCAGCTAGGCGTTCAGGCTCTTTAAGTAACCCCGCTAACAACTGTTTTTCTAATTCGAAATTATATATCATCTTTTAAAGTTCTTCTTCTTGGATTGATTCTTTAGACGGACGCTCCAGATGAGACTCCAAAGCTTTTGTTAAAGCAAATTCAGTCATACTACAATCAAATTTACAATAAACCAAAGGCTTGCCATTCTCTGAGGAGACTGCCATTATTACCCCTTTATACTTATCCGCACCTCCCGATAACTCATAAATCTTCTCCACTATTTCCATAGGGATACAAAACTCAGGATTTTCACTGCCATCTGGTAAATTCATAAATAAATGTCTTGGTTGTTAAATACGGAAGCTTGTATTTCGTCTTTAGGATAAATCTCTGCCAGTTGGATTCCGTTTACTTTACAAAAATCGAACTTCTGCATATCCCTCTTTAATTGCTCTGCGTACTTGAAGCGGTTCTTGTGGAAGAATTTTATAAACTTCGTATGTTGAGCGCCTTGGACTTCTACAGCTATTTTTTTATTAGCGTTATAAAAATCCAAAGACAATCTACTCCCTACCACCCTGAACTCTTCGAACACTATATCGTTTTTCCAATAGTCGTAAAGGAAAATCTTCACCGAAGTTTGGAATTTACTACGGCTTGGTTTTTCCCAATCGATTAAATATTTTTTAGCGTTCTTGAGGTTTCTCTCTTTACCGTTCGCATCTAAGAACTTCATGCTCCAACGGCTGCGACTTGCTCTCTAAAATACTTAATGAGGAATGAGCTAAGCTCTTTATCTCCCTCGATATGTTTGAATAATTTAGCTTCGCCTTGGAACTTCTCTGGGAAGGTGAAATCTTGAGTGGCCAGAAGCTCCATGAAATCATCAGTAGTTTTTAACCATGCACCCGCTTTAGTAATGAACTCCCAACCATAAAGCATGTCAATAATCTCTTTTTCCACCCAAATAGAATTGCCGCCAGTCCTGCCATAACGAATCGGGTATGGAATTGTAGTGTTCGTATTCTCGTTCGCTGATTTTTTGATCGTGACTTTTGCGATATGACCGATAATCGGGTTCTTTTTCGGGTCAATAGTCTTGATAGCTGGGTTTTTCAAGATGAGATCACCTTTGAATCTTGCTTCAAACTCCAAAATGTTATTAGCGAAGTGCAATAATGCATTTCCCCCTGTAGCTGTGGTTTGTCGGATCGGGCTTTTTGAATAGGGGTCTATTTTAATATCAGCTCTAACTTGACTAATGAAAATAGCCATATGCCCACGCTTTCCTAGAGCTACGCTAGTTTTTTTGCAGAAGTCAGAGGCTATCAATGCTCCTCCCGCAACTTTGTTGGCATCATCAAAACTTTTAGCATTATCATCGCGCTTAATCAGGCCGTCAACCGAATCGACAATAAAACAATATAGATTTTTTTCTTCATTATTAGTGATAAGCTCTTTGATTAAACTCATCGCTGATTCGTAGATATTACTTTCATAAACAAAGCAAGTCCCTTCTTCCCATTCGTCCTGATTAACGAAATCCACACCACTTCTTTTCTGCATCTCAGGACTTAGTCTGCCTTCAGCCTTAATATAAACCCCTCTAGCTTTTGGGATTGTCTTCAGGAAGTTTTTCATAACCTCTAGAGACTCAGAGGTTTTCCCTCCTTCGTTAATGCCTGTAAAACGATGCAACCCAGGTCCGAACCCACCGCCAAGATGCATATCGAATTGAAGTGAACCACTAGAGACCTTATACTCTACAGTCTCTTCAAAGTTGTAATGGTCGCTCTTGTTTGCCTTAAGAAAATTATTAAGGATACCTGTTGGATTTGTACTATCACTCATTTAAAAAGTCTTTTATTGTTTTCTTTGTGCGGGACACATCACCATCTGGTCCTACTTTATCACCTATATCATAAGTCTCATACTTAGATAAGTCAACTGTAAAATTAAAAGCTCTAAATTTTTCAGCGAGAGTTCCTTTTAGCTTGTCACTGACTAGATAAGCTAACGAATCGAACTTCTTGCCGAAGGAGACTATAGACATAAATTCCTGAGAGTAACGACCACACAAATCGTTGAGCATCTTCATCTCTCTCGCAAAAAAGACTCTCCTCCCCTTATCGGGGACTTCGATTAATCGGAAGATTATATCCCTCTTGTTAAGAGGTTTGGGTTTACTCACGCCACAGACTAGCTGTGGGATAAATCATGGTCAACCATTTTTTTGACTAAATCAAGAAAACTACTTTTAGGCTTCCAGCCCAAGTCTCTACGGGCCTCTGACGAATCGCCCCATAGCAACTCCACTTCAGCAGGGCGGTAAAAATCTGAATTGATTTGCATTAAGACTTTTCCTTCGTGAAGGTATTTTTCATCTATGCCTTCCCCCACCCACTCACATTTTTCTATGGCAAAACCCGCGAAGTTGAAAGCTTCTTCGACGAACTCTCTAATAGTATGGGTCTCATCCGAAGAGAGGACATATTCTTTTGGATCTTCTTGATTAAGCATCAACCAAATACCCTCCACAAAATCTTCGGCATCACTCCAATCCCTTTTTGAATCAATATTACCTAATTCTAAAGGGAAGAACTCTCCACTTGGGTATTCGTTTTTAATTCTAGCTACATTAGTGCTGATCTTACGAGTAACAAATTCTTCTCCACGGCGAGTCCCTTCATGATTAAACAACCAACCTTGAATAGCATACAAATTATAAGAGTCTCTCCAAACTTTAATTAATTGCCTCGCAGCCGCTTTAGAAGCTCCGTATGGACTCCTTGGGCGCAAAGGATGGGCCTCTGACTGTGGTGAGTGTAAAACGTCCCCAAATTCTTCTGAGGAGCCAGCTTGATAAAACCTACAAGTGGGGTGGTGAACTCGGATTGCTTCAAGGATATTTAAAACCGAAGTAGAATTAGTTTCCCAAGTTTGCAAGGCGAAATCCCAACTGCTCCCCACAAAGCTTTGAGCTGCTAAATTGACAAAATAATCTGGTTTTAAGCTCTCTACTGTTCTATAAATAAGATTGGAGTCTATCAAGTCAAAATTAATTAATTTAAATCTATCACTTTTAACATGAGAAATATTTTTATGATTATAAACACTTAAGCGTCGAACGCAGCCAAAAACAATATAGTCTGTGTTCTCAAGCAGAAAATCTACCATATGGCTTCCATCTTGGCCAGTCACACCAGTGACAACAATACAATTTCGATTGTTTAGCCATTTTTTAGCGTCTTCGATATTTAAGATGCCCATGTGATCAATTTTTTTATCGTGATATGTTTTTTGCAGATTGCTCATTTAAGATTATTGGGTAAGATCCCCTTAATAATTTCTCATACTCAGGATCGGTTTCTTCGTTTGAATAAGTTTCGATAAATTCGTTATTTAAAAAATTTCTACCATGATGGTAGCTTATATCATAATAAAAGAAAAACTTAGATTTGTCAAGTAAAAAATTTAACACTGAATATCTAAAAATGTGATCACCCCACCTCCGATTGTAAAAACCTAAAGTTTTATCAATAGCATCATAAATAGAAAGGTAGCTCGAAGACCTGAAGAATTCTAAATCTAAAACTTCAAAATTTGTATAGTAAACTTTATTTTTTTCTTCATTGGAAAAGATGTGATCTCTGCCTGATCTATTTTTTAAAATTTTTTGCAATGATTCATAAAAATCGATAACAGCATTTGGATGGTCTTTTTGAATATTAATATATCCGTATACAGCGTTATTGTTATATAGCTTGTCAAATATGTTATAATTAACTCGGCCTAAGATATAAGAATCTGTATCTAATCTCCAGACATATTTATATTTTTCCATAAAACTCATTTTAAAAAGCTCTCCAGAATACAATCTGCACATATGCCTATAGCCTATAGAAAAATATTTACCAGAGTCTCTGTGGATTTTTTCACAGTGGGGTAGTTTTTCAGGTATAGATTCGCGCCCATTTACATTAGGGACAGTAAATTCTATCTCATGAAAAATTAAATTATATTTAGATAGTAAATATTTTTTTTCTGATTCAGGGAAATCTTTTTCATGCAAGCATATAGTGTCACAAGGGTAGTGATCTAAGTAATTACTAAAAAGTAAAGATATACTCCGTCTAAAGGTATTTATGTCTTCTTCCGTGTTGTTCAGTAAATAAAGTACGCAATTCATTTTTATAATTTAAATCCTATTTGATAATTTTCAAAAATTATATCAGCACCGATACTTTTTATAAATTCTTTAATATAAGTTCCTTTGCCTATCTCGCCGTTTGTAAAAAATGCATCATGATCATCTACAATAATCAAGGTTTCTCCTTTTAATTTATCTATTACTGAGCATAACTCTTTAATATGGTGCAGTTGAGATGGATGCGGGTTTTCTTTTTCTATATCAAAAGAATCCAAATATAATAAATCTATATTTTGGCTTTTAGGCAAACCCCACAGAAACTTGACAGAATCCTCACAAAAAACCCTAGTTTTGTCTGAGGTCAAACTATTTGAATAGTTTACATTATCTTGATTAATATCCACAGACAACAATTCCCCATCGTAAAAATTTATAAATTGATCAAATATATAAGTCGATGCCCCATCATCTCCAAAACTTAAATGTCCATGATCTCTTCTCGTTGTTCCTGTTTCAATAATATTGAAAAATGATTTATTAGAGCTTTCTAAAATTTTAAAAACTTGCAGAAAATTATCAGCTCTATTTCTAACTGGATTTAAAGGGTGACTCGGAGTCAACATCTTTTGGTAATATAAATCTTTGAAAACTTTTGAAAATTTATTCATATACAATGTCTTTCTAGTGTGGGTTGATAAGAACTAATTATATCTTTATGTCTATTATAGACTGTCCTAGTATTTTTGTGATTACTTTTTAAAGCCCAACCGTGAGTGATGTTATTTTCTCTCGTCGGCCCCCAGTTTGGGTCAGACATGATATTAATATTGTAATAACCGCATATTTTTTTTAATTCTTTGTAAGCTCTATAACATAAATCATGGTCATCCATATCTAACGGCGCAAAACATTCGTCAAAACCTCCCATGAAATCAAAAACTTTTTTGTCTATAGCTAGAGGCCCACGGTTTACACAAGATCTAATATAAAATATGTCTCGATCTGGAGACATTTCTTTATTGGCGTGGTGTGTATGATTTAAGATATCACACCAAGAATCATCCCTATCAAAGTCCTCAATTACGTGTTTAGAATTAGGATTTAACGCCCAGTTATGAGAACATCTAGCAGATACAGCGAAAACGTCCTTAAACTTAAAAAGAGGTTTTAAAAGTCTTTCGTTCCAACCGTGTTCATTAATTAACATATCTCCATGAATAATAATAATGTGATCTCCAGAGCTATTTTGAGCTACAACATTGTTTGATTTGGTCTCAAAAATATTTGGAGCTGTTAATTTTTTAATTTGTATCTGTTTGTTTTTCTTTATAAAATTATCGACATACTCTTCAGTTCTGTCTGTACAGCCATCCACCATTATGACTAGTTCATAATCTCCAGTAGAATTGATTTTAATCCTATCAAGGACTTCTTCAATTATATTTTCCTGATTATGTATTGTTAAGTTTAAGCTATGCATTGCACTGAATATACTTTCTGAGTAAGTCGCTCGTCTGTATTTTGTATTTTACAGCTAAATTAGTCAAGATACTCTGATCATGCCTGTGATCAATAAATCCATGTAAGTTTTCTTTACCGCAGGTGTTTTCAGAATCAGTGATAATGAGTTCATTGCATGAATAATATAACCATTCCTGAATTAATCTAATCGATTCTTTCGTCTTCTTAAGGCATATAATACCGCATTCTATTTGGGTAGCTGAATAATATTCTTCTGCATCGCAATTCATAAAATGAAAACAATCTCTTTTTGTGTAGTCAGACTGTTTGAAGCGTCCAGATGTTATTAACATATCATTTTTTGTCATGTAATCATCCAACTCTTGGTCGGGCATATTTATAAAAATATCTCCACTGTCCATATACAAAACACAGTCCCCATTATTTATTTTACTTAATAAATTTAAAATGATTAAAGGTTTCCATAGCCAATAACCAAAACCTCTTTTCTGCGATAATATAGAGGTATGTTTTTTATAAAAATTAGATTCACGTAACAACTCCAAATCTACGTTCTCTATAGATGCAAAGTATTTGAATTTTTTAGCTTGAGTACTTATCTCAAGACTTTTTTCGTGAAAGTCTTTATTAGAAGCCAGTAGTAAGTGTTTATTCATTTAGACCTTGATTCGATATAGTCCATGTAATCATGGATACTCATTGATACTATTTTATTATAAAGATTACAATTATGCTCAAAAAAGGCATTCGAAGCCCCTGAATCTTGTGACCTACTATGTTCTAAGTGATAAACGTAATGGTCCTGAAGATAAATTGTCGTATAACCTAGCTGTGAGAATCTTAGTTTTCTTTCTCTATCTTCTGGGCCATAAGAAATAAAATTTTCGTCTTCCATACCACCTTGAATATAACTCGCCGTTTTGAAGACTTGGCAGTGTCCAGCAAATGTATCAGATATTGTAGAATTAGAATCTAAAACTTCATAAAAATTTTTATCAGCTTTTATTAAATCTTTATGAGAAGACTGCTCTACCATTTTTTGGAAATTTCCAAGTCCATAAGGGAATAGCAGATCTGATTTACTTTGATCCATTATTAGGTTTAAGTCCTTATAGGTTTTCAATTCTAAAATAACATCTAGATCGTAATTTATAGTAAAGCGAGTCTTAACTTTTTTGAGCATTATGTTTAAATACTTCGTCCTGTGAAATGGGTCGCCTTCTTTTAAGTCTTGGTGAATATATTCGACACCATCATTGTCGATATCAAAAATCGATGGTACAACATTAGAGCCAGCTTCATATATAATAATGTTTGTATCTAAAATTTTATGTAAAAGACCTAAAACAATTTTAGCATTATTTTTTCTATCTTCACTTTCTATTTTCACAGGGATAATAAAAGTGAAATTTTTCAAATTAATCTTATTCATAACATATCCAATCTTTGGGGAACAAACTTTCAGGGGTGGTATTAGAGCCTATATTATTAGCGTAGACTTCGGTAAACCATTTTTTAGGGTGAATGACTATTTTATCTTTATTGTTATTGAGATAAGCCGCCCACCAGCTAAATGTCGAGTTTACTATAATGTTGTTTTCACATCTAGACATTAAACTTATATCCTCGTAAGGATCTTTGTTTTCTACATAAACATAATTCATAATTCCAATTTTTTTACAAAAGTCAGAATCTTTGACCTTGTCTATTTCGTCGGAAAAAATTAAAAAAGTTTTATCAAGGCCAATCCAATTAACGGCTTTTTTAAAGTATTCTTCTGATTGTTGGGGGTGGGCATCAGAATGCGTTAAAAAATCTCCGAGTCTAATATGTAAAGAACACGAATTTTCTAGATACACATCGTATTGAGATTCTTTTTTTAAATAAAATAAATCTTTGACTTCATCTTCAAAATCATTAAAATATCTTAGGTTTTGAAAATAACCATTTAAATAGATCGAGTCTTTAACCTCTGGAATTTCTTGATAACAAAAAGAAGGCTCATGATATTTTGATAAAACATCTTTAATGAATATATCATCTTTAGTGAAATCTAAATTCTTAAAAATAGTATTTAAATAGTGATCTAAAGGCTCATGGGTTGATGGCGAATATATTTTTTCACTCAATTGCAAATCCTTATTGAAGCGTTTGGAGTAAGCAAAAGCGGTTGATATCTGAAATAAAATATTACCTAAACCAGAATTTATATTTATAAGTGTTTTCTTTTTCATGAAAGGCTATTTATTAAAGTAATAAAATTCAAAGATTTATAATCTATTTGTTTTGGAGTTCTATTTTTATTACAAGAGATATTATCCGACTTGTATGAAAAATCATTGTGCCAAACAACATTGTTTTTGTCAAAGTGGATGTCTATATTTTTTTCTTTTAATCTCAAGGAGAATTCCACATCTTCGTTATATAAAAAACCTTTAGACTTCCCATAAAATGGGATAGTGTCACTCCAAGCCGCTTCTTTCTCAAGCCCCCTTTTACATACACAAAAACAGCCAGACTGATAAAACAGAACATTTGTAGAGTAGAAATCATAATCTACCATTGTATGTATAGGGAGGTATATAGAACGGTCCCAATATCTACTACCATCGGGTAGTAGAACTCTATTTCCCATAATCTGCCAATCTTCGTTGAATCGGTAGAATTCTAAAAATTTTCTATGCCAATCTCTTGGGAATAAAACATCGTCATCACAGTAAACTAAGATATCTCCTTTAGAGTTCTGAGTGGCTATATTTTTCCTTTTACCCAAGAATTCAATATATTCATTATCTTCTATAAGTATAATATCTAAATCTTTGAACTGATCCAGATTATTACCGACGACAATAATTTCATAGGCTTCTCTTGAGGCGAAGTTTCTATGTATGGATTCAACAGATAAACGGAGTTTATCTGGTTTGTCTCCAATAGTTATTATGCAGAAAGATAAAAACATGCCAACGCACGATTATATCTTATATTTCGTCTTCTTCAACAATTTCTTCAACCAACTTTAGATCTGGAGAATCCATAATGATCTCCTCGTATTCAGCGAAACCATCATCGCTCCAAGACCACTCGCTTAAGACCTCGTCGTCATCCCATTCTATAGCTTCTGCTGAAGCCATAGAGCTTACAGGCTTCTTAGACCAGAACTTGCAACTCCAGTAGCGAGGTGTGGTTTTATCTTTTGCTGTATCGCACTTATGTCTAGCTCTAAAACTGCGCCTACGGTCTGGATTATCCCTTTTGATTTCCATATTAGGGTCACCAAATTTCACCATGATGACGTTACCAGTTTTAGGGTTTTTTACATACACCCCGAACTTTTTCTTGCCATCTTTTAGCCTGAAAGGTTTATTAAGGGTTTTTTTCTCAGCTTCAGAGTAATCAATATCTTCAATGTCTTGATCCATATCAAGTTCGGAGATACCCGCTTTAAGTAAATCAATTTTAGCCAAACCAAATTCAACTTCATCATAGTCTATAAAAGCAGAACCCACTTCTTCGACGTAGTAGTCCTCGCTGCCTTTAGCTATATCTCCATCTGCAGCTCGATACGATTTTTTGACTTTTCCGCCACTGACCATTTTAAGAAACGTATTAACGCGAGCCATAGCCCACTGTCCTCTACTTTTCCCAGGGCGATGACTACTTGAGAAAGCTCCTGAACCCCTGCGGTAGACTTTTTTTAACTGACTAAGGCTAACTTTCTTAGAGGATTTTTCGTTATGGTCTTTTACTTTGTTTTTTAAAGAAGTAACAACTTTATCTGAAAAAGTAATAGCTGGAGTTTTTTTACCACCCCCAGCAGAGCCTTTTTCATTTTTAGAAGAACCTTTTTTTTGTTCAGAAGGTTTAGCGGGAGTTTTAGCTGACCCTTTTGGCCCAGAGCTTTTAGCGCTTTGGCTTTCTAAGAAATCTTTAGCTTTATCTGAAAAATCGTATTCCATCCAAAAAACAATTACACTTTTAACTACAAGAAATGAACAATTAGCCCTCGCAAGAAGAGCAGTTAAGTATGGATCGAGCTAATTCCTGACTAGGATTAGCACTTCTCTGATAATAAAGACCCTTCAATCCGTTCTCCCATGCATAGATCATTAGCTGATTTACTTCTTTCATAGGGACATTAGGAGCAACCATTAAGTTCAAAGATTGACCTTGATCAATAAACTTTTGCCTTTGAACAGCTTGGATAACAATCTCTTTTTGAGAAATCTCCCCGAATGTTTTGAATACATTTTTTTCCTCTTCACTCAAGAACGGAAGGCGTTGAACTGAACCTCCTGAATTAAGAATGCTTAACCAAACATTATCAGTGTCTTTGCCTTTCTCCTCCAAAAGAGATTTTAGGTAAGGATTTCTATATGAAAACTTACCTTTAGCTAGGTCTTTGGTGAAATAATTACCATTGAGCGGTTCGATAGACGGTGAAGCTTGCCCCAAAATAAACGAACTGCTGGTAGTGGGAGCGATGGCTAAAGTGGTTGTGTTTCTCCTGCCATAACCTTGACAATATAAAGGCTCGCC